TAACGTCCTTCTGTACGCAGGTCCGTGGCTATACAAGAAGAAAGATGAGTTCCCATTTATACCCCTTAGATGGCAACCTCGGTCCGGTACTCCTTACGGGTATAGCCTCGGATTTGATTTAGCACCACTGCAGCAAACGTATAACCGTGTGTATTCACGTATGCTTGAACAGTTTGAACAACAGCGTGATTACGCAATGATTCAACGGCGTAGTGGCATTGGTGCTGATGCGTTTAATCACATGGGTGATGACCGTGAAGATAATGAACGCACAATGCGCAAAATCTATTACGAAATGGGTTCTGCTCCTCCACAGGTATATCGTTCTCCCGGCATTGGTAATGAGTTAGTGACATTCCTGCAACTTCTTGAAAAAGATATGCAGATGATTGCTGGTATGCACGATGTATCGCAGGGTCAGGCTCCAGCGGGTACACCAGCGGAAGCCGTGATGATGTTGCAGAAGAGCGACAATACGCAACACTCATATATTAGGGCTGACATGGAAATATCCGCAGCCAAAATCAAAGAATGGGAAATCGCTCTTGTAGAACAGTTTGGTATTGTCCCATTCGTAGGTTCTACCGACGAAGAAAATAACCCATCCGAGGATATGGCACAAGGAATCGTAAACTTTGAGCATATTCGCAATGGTGGCAATTATCGAATTGTCTATGTACCGGGGTCCACACAGCAAGATAGTCCTGAACAGAAGTTACAGAAACTTATGGCGTTCAGACAAATGGGTCTGTTTGGTGACCCACAAGACCCTGCAACAAACAGGCTTGTAGTGACTATGGTTAATATGCCAGAAACGTCACGTATTCTGCAGCATCTTGACGAACAAGAACAGGCTATGGCTGCTGCACAACAACAAATGGCAGAGCAACAGGCTGCTATGGCTGAACAACAGCAAGCACAAACACGCAAGTTTGACCCAGAAGCAATGCAAATGCAGGCTGAACTCGACATTCAGAAGCAACAACAGGCTCAGTCTGGCAAACTTGAAGCAGATATTGCAAAGATGCGTGAACGGTCACGTCTATTGCAAGAAAACGAGGCAGCAAAGTCAATTACCGAGGTGGGTCGTGAAAAACTCAAAGCGGAATTGGTGCCTCAGAGACCAAAAAACTCTAGCAGTTAGTTGAAATTAGGAGTATATTCACGATGTCTGACGAGATGATGACACACACACCGGACTCATCAGCCGGTGCGACAGACTTTGGAGGCGTTGCAGACGCCATATTGGACGATGTTCGTATTGCCGCCGGATACGATACAGATAGCATCACGGGCGTAAATGATGATGTGCAGTATGTCCAAGACGATGGGCAACCATCTCACATTCAGGGTGAACCGGGTCCTATCCCTTACGACCGATTCAGAGAAGTTAATGAACGTGCCAGACAGGCACAACAGCAACTAGACAACTGGTCAGACGTAATTGCAGGTTTACAGGCACAAGGTTATCGAAGTGCGGAAGATGTGAGACTTGCGTTGCAGCAACAACAACTGCAAGCCCAAGAGAATGAAATCCGAAGTCGATACCAAGAACTGGAAAACCAGAATTTGGTGGACTCAACTACTGCTAACTTGCAGATGGAAGCCGAACTAGAAGCATTCCGCTATCGACAAGCAATTGCTGAGGCTCGGACGTACATGGTGCAGAACGAAAAGCAGAAGGCATTTTCTCAGTATCCAGCAGCCCAACAAGCAACCCAAATGGTTGACACGTTGATTGATAAGGGATTACAGCCGTCTGAAGCAATCAAGTTGGTAGCATCGCAGATTGAGCAACTTCAAAGGTCGCTTAAAAGTGAAGTTACAAAACAGATTACAACTAATCGTTCTCTTCCAACGCCAGCAAGTGGTGGGACAACAGCCCCGAATGTACAGGCAGGAAATATGACAGGTGGCGCAAGGTCAACTCTTAGCCAACTGTTAGGTATCAACAGGTAAGGAGTCACTAAATGGCTATCGACTTTAACGGTGCCTTGACGCTTGCGGACCAAGCAGCAATCAGCAACGACCCGGTTGTCAAGGAAATTACGAAATCTCTCCATCAGACGTGGAACGCTCTGAAGGATATCCCTCTCTATACATCTCCATCTCTTAAACAGGTCGGAATGCGCTATCTCAATAGCAATATTCCATTGCCTAACTGGACGGGCGTAAACTCTGAGCCTGTTCCGGTTAAGGGACGTCCAAAGTCCTACGAAGAGAATATGTACCTTGTTCGCAACAAGATTCTTGTTGACAAGGTTCTTATGGCTCAACCGACTAATATCATTGACCCAATTGAAGCGCAGGTGCAAATCTTCCTTGAAGGTTTTGCCTATGATTTTAATGATAAATTTATTAACAACTCTCCGGTTACTGGAACCGTTGATTGTTTTCCGGGTCTTGGTTATCGTCTTGATAACTATGCAGACTTTGATATTCCTTCTGAAATGGATATCTCTGTCCCAACAACTCAGGCTACTTTGAAGACCGGTTCCATTACCGCTGCTCTTTCAAATGGTTTGTTTGCAGCAATTCAGGAGTTGCTTGACAACATGAACGCCCCAGATGGCAATGGTGTTGTCTTGTACATGAACGAATTTGCAAAACGTCAAATTGAATTTGCAATCCGCACAATGGGTATCGGCGCTGGCTTTGATGTCACGATGGACAGTTTTGACCGCCCAGTGGAAAAGTATAAATCCGCTACGGTTCGCACTGTTGGTCGTAAGTCTGATGGTACTACGCCAATTATCGCCAACAACCTTGCTGGTCCTGTTGCATCTAAATCAACGCATATCTATGCTGTTCGATATGGAACAGGATATGTACAAGGTTGGCAATCAGGTCCATTCAAGCCTGAATATCTTGGATTGAGCAAAGAAAACGGCATCATGCATAACGTAGTCTTTGATTGGGGCGTAGGTTTGTGGGTACCTCACGTACGTGCAATCGGACGTCTTAAAGTCGAGGCTATTGCGTAGTCTCAGAAAGGTAAAACAAAATGGCTAGAGATAACCGTTTACTTCTAAGTTTCCCTACCCAAGCATCTGCCGCTAAAGTTCTTCAGACTGCAACTACTGGTGTAGTTACGATGTCCGGCGCTGCTGATACATGGGCAAAAGGAACGTCCACACCACTTAATATTGGTGGCTCAACGTATTACGCAGCAGCATCCGGTCCTGTACCACCTGCAACAGAAACTGCCGGTTCTGGCTCCACTACCCTTACAGGTAATATGGGTGCAGAGGGTTATGTTGCAATCACTCTTGCTACATCACTTACACTTAACAGTGGTTTTGTGTATGTAGTAGTTGAAGGTGCATCTGACTCGGCTGGCTCTGCTGGTACGGACTGGGCGCCAATTTCTGGTGGATATGTCTGTCCGGCATCCTTGTCTGCTAAACGTGTCCATTTGCAATTGATTGACGTTGCAAAGCCTTGGATTCGTGTAACTGTATGGGTTAACCATGCTGCAACTACAGCCGTTTCAGGAACTGTCACAATTACCAACGCTGGATTCCAGATTGGACGTGATGGCATCCAGACTGCTGGTTAATGATTAAGGTGAGTCTCAATGACATTAGGCGATATCAAGCAAAAAGTACGAATGTTAGGATTGCACCACTTTGGTAGCAAAGCCGACCAAGACCCTTTTGGCTTGGAGTACATTATCATTGAGACTGCCAATCAAATAGCCCGTCGAACGGACTGCTTATTTGGCAGACGATACTTGGACTTGGTTGCCAACCAGTCCGAATACTGCGCCCCTGATGTATATCGCATCAGGGGTGCTTTCCTACTTGATTCAGGTGACTATAAGCGCCTGAGAATAATTGATTTTTCAGATAGGCGTATTGATGTCTATCGAGAAACAAATTCTGCTGGTGTTGATGTAGCCGTCATGTATGGAATGAATAAAATCGGCATCAAGCCAGCCCCTACAGCAGCAGTTACTGATGGATTAATTATCGAAGGCTATTGCCAGCCCGGAAGTGTATGGCAGTATGACGTTAATGGCGCTCCAGTAACTCTTGTTGATACACATGAATGTCCCCTTCCAGAAGTAGCACACGATTGTCTTGTGTACGGTACGTTGTACATGAGAGCATTACAGATGAAAGATTCTGACATTGTTGCTGCATGGAAGGTTGAGTTTGAACAACGCCTTGGGTTTGTCGAATCGTTTGCTGCAACCTATGGAAGGAGAACAGTGTAATGGCTCAACTTCAGACGTTAATTGCAGAAACAAAGCGACTCCTTAACGAGGCTACCGATACATCAGTCGGTGAAGTAGGCTCAGGTAGTGGTACTGTTACAACCCAGTCAGATGCAACAATTACTGACTATATAAATGAAGCCGTAAATGAATGTTGTCGAACGTGTATTTACGTTCCAGCAAAAGCAACAATAACGCAAGCCAATGGCATCATCAATCTTGCTGAAGTGTCTCTTGACTCAAACTACATCCCAACGGCAACCGGTACCCCACCAATCACCAACATCAATGATGCAAGCAAAATGTGGTTTCCAATGTCTGTGTTTGTTGGCGCTACACCACTAGTGCATTGCGCTGAACCAAATCTGCGGGCTTTTAATTTGTCATTTGAAACGTCTACAGGTACCGCAACTCATTGGTATCGTGCAGGGCAATACATTATTAAAACGTATCCAATGCCAACTACGTCAACAGCATTTACTGTGTATGGCGCTGGAACCGTAACAAATTATGTCAACTTAACCGACAATATAACTATCATTCCGGATGACCTTCAATTGAAGTGCTGGGCAGCCTATGCTGCATACAAGTTAACTCTTAAAAATACGGATGACCCATCTCTAGCCCAACGTGCATTTTGGGGTAATTGGTACAACGAAGTACGAATGAGATTATGGAGTAGTCTTGATTCAATGTTGCGGATGCCGGGAGCGCCATTTGCTATACCTCCGGTTACTGCTGCTCAAACTGGTTAGTGTAGGAGTTAGAAATGCAAATACAAGCAGATTGGGTGTCGTTAG